TCGGGACACTCGGCGCCTCTGGCGGCAAGCCCGCGCAACTCGACGCCGCGTACCGCCAGCCGGCGCGCGCGGGGATGTTCTCCGGGAGGCGCCCGAAGTGACGCCATGCACATGGAAGGACTGCACCGAACAGGCGTGGCACGAGCAGAAGGCCACCGACGGCGAGGTGTGGGCCGACCTTTGCACGGATCACGTCTGCGCGTACACCGCTGCGATCACAGCCGGCTCTGCGCCGCGGATTCTCGCAGCCTGGATCAGGGCGCAGGGCGGCGTGACGAAGGCGGCCGACCGAATGCTGAGGGAGATCGGCCTATGAGCACGTTCGCCACGACACTCGGCTTGCTCGGCAGGCCGAAGATCGACAGCCCGAAGCGGACCCACAACAGGGACATCACGCCTCCGCTCGCGCGCGACGTCAAGCGCGGGTTCATCGAGCGTGTACTCCACCGCGTCATGAGCGTGCTGCCGGCCGACGCGCAGAAGCGGATCGTAGAGGGCATCGCCGGCGGGACGCTGCTCGGTCAGTGGGGAGCCGGTGACGACGACTTCAACGGGTACCGCCCGCTGTCCGCACGCATCGACAGCATCACACGCGACCTCGACGCCACGACCTACGACCAGGTCATCCGCCAGGCTCTGTACACGTACGCGACGAACCCGCTCGGCGGCTGGATGGTGGACAAGCTCGTAGAGCTCGCCGTGGGCCAGGAGCTGAAGTTCACGGTCAAGGTGGACCCGGCTCTGTTCGAGGACGAGGACGACAAGAAGCCTGCCCGTGAGGCGTTCGAGCCCGGGGTGACGCCGGAGGAGCACGCAGCGGAGAAGACGGCCGAGCGGGAGAAGCTCGACGAGCGGAACGACCGCGTCCGAGCGCTCGAGATGGAGATCCAGGAGCACTTGGAGCGCTTCTGGAAGAACGCGGCTCACAACATCGAGGCGCGCGCGGACGAGTACGCGACCACATGGCTCGTCACGGGCTGCCTGCTGCTGCCGGTCAAGCTGAACCCGGCAGACGGCGTGCCGATGCTCGACCTGATCGACGCGCAGCAGATCGCAAAAGTGGAGACGGCTGACAAGTCGGCGATCGTCGCCGGGCGGGTCCACTACAGGCCGCAGAACGACGCGGGCAACACGAAGGCGCTCGAGGTGATCCGCGAGACCGTCGACGGGTTCGTAGGCCTGCTGCCGAAGCTGCCGCCCGCGCCCGAGAAGGCGCGGCCGGCAGTGGGCAAGGACGGCAAGATCACCGAGGCGGACGCGCCGGCGATGCAGGAGATCGCGTTCTACTTCCCACTCCGGGCGCTGCTCAACAGCGTCATGGGCGTCCCGTACCTCATGCGCGCGATCGACTGGCTCGACAGGCTCGACCAAGGCCTCTTCGCCGGGCTCGACAAAGCCAAGATGAACAACGCGATCGCTTGGCACGTGAAGCTCGACAACATCACCGAGTCGGACGCCAAAGCCAAGTCGGACCAGTACAAGCGTGACGGGACGTTCACGGACCCCGGGTCGGTCCTGGTGACAAACCAGCACGGCGACGTCAAAGCCGTCACGCCGGACATCCAGGCTGCCGAGACGGAGACCCTCGCGCGCGTGTACAGGCTCCACATCCTCGGCGGCTACAACTACCCGGAGTCGTGGTACGGCGCCGGAGGCGAGACGAACCGGGCGACGGCGGGAGACCAGAGCGACATCACGCTCAAGTCGATCGTCCGTTGGCAGAACCGTATCCGCAACATCTTCGACACCATGCTCGCCTTCGCCTACGACGCGGGCCGCGCGACTCAGGGCGAGCTGCGGTCCGCGTGGCCGGACCGGCGCAAGGGCGGAGCCGTGAAGATCACGGTCGACATGCCGCTGATCCAACAGCGCGACGCGCAGGAGCTGGCGGACGTCCTCACGAAGATCGAGGCAGCGTTCTCCGCGGCGATCGAGGAGGAGCTGATCTCCCGCGAGACCGCGCGGAAGGTGTTCATCGCCGCCGCGTCGAAGCTAGGCGTCGACATCAACGAAGCGGACGAGCTGAAGCGCATCGAGGAGGAGTCGGAGGACCGCGACGCCAAGGCCGCCGAGTTGCAGAACAAGATGGCCGAGGAGCGGCTGCGGCTGGGCCTGGAGGATGACGACGACCCGTCCGCGCCGCCGGTCCCGCCTCCGCCCGTACCGCCGGCCATGCGCGAGGCCGTGGAGCGCCTGACGGAGCGCGTCGATGCGCTCGCCACGCCTCCCGCGTCCGCGGCGCCAGCCTCGCTCTTCACGATCACGTAGGGGGCAGATGATCCTCTCGACTCACGCGAGCCGCCTCGTTCCGCCGTCGCCTGGCGGCGGCCGGCCGATCCTCAACAGGCTCGCGCATCGCAGGGTTCTGCCGGAGCCGGCGCGTCCGCAGCGTCGACGGCAGGACGACGAGGACATCATGATCCTATGAGCCCATCCTCTCGGATCTACCGAGTCATCGCCAAGCGCACGGCGCTTGAAGACCGCGCCGCGCGCGCGCAGCTACGCCTGCTACAACAGTTCCGCCGGGAGCTGCTCAAGGAACTGGCAGCGACGGCGATCAGCGGCCGGCGCGTGCGCCTCGAGAGCATACTCTCGGTCGTGGACCGCGAGATCCTGCGCTGGTCGCAGGCTGCGGTCTCCCTGGCGACGGATACCACTCGCCGGGCCGTGACGATCACGGGCGGCATGGCCGGCGACGTAGCGGCCGTGCCGGTGGCTAGCCTGTACGGCATCTCGCCAGAGCTGGCGCTGGGCCTGCTCGACGTGTCGCGCGACAGCATGCGCGGCCTCTGGCAGGGGATTGGGTCGAGGCTGAAGCTGTCCATCCGCCGCGTCGTGCTGGGCCTAGACGACGCCTACGCGGCCATGCAGAGCGTCGCGAAGTTGATCCGCGACCCGCTGACGTTCCGATCCACCTTCACGGCCGCCGAGGCGCTCGTGCGCGACGGCGTCAACCGCACGTTCGGCGTCGCGACTTACAGCCGGGCGCAACAGGCCCAGCGAGCTGCGGCTGCCACGGGCGGCCGGCTGATGAAGTGGTGGCTCACGGCGGAGGACGACCGCGTCCGGCCCTGGCACGAAGACGCCGGCCGACGCTACTCGAAGGCGCACGCCGTCCCGTTCGCTGAGCCGTTCTTGGTCGGAGGCGAGGAGCTGATGTTCCCGCACGACCCGCGGGCCAGCGTCGCCAACACACGCTTCTGCCGGTGCGTGCTGATGTCGTTCGTCACGCGCCAGGCTTAAAAAAGGAGAGAGACATGGGACGTCAGCCGAAGCCGCAAGAGAAGGAGAAGATCAAGGAGGCCAAGCCGCTGGCCGAGCGGCTCGCGCCGCCCGAAGCGCCGCCAGCCGTCCAGGATTCGCAGGCCAAGCCTGTGCGTACCGCCGACGACGAGGCGCTGCTCGTCCAGGTGTTCGGCGGCCCCAAGGCTCCAGAGAGGGACCTGGCCGACTGGCTCCCGATCGCAAACGACGAGGAGAAGGCCGCCTTCGAGGCGTTCCGAGCCGACGTCGTGGCGCAGGCGAAGGACGGCGGCTTCTACCGCTTCGCAAACGGAACGTTAGCCAGGATCTACGCCGACGGCGCCGTCGAGTACCCGGCGGACATCCTGGACGGCCGGCCGGCTGTCGAACCCGCGCCCGAGAACGAGGCTCCCGCCAAGCCCACGCGCCGGACGTACCTCGACCTGCTCGAGATGGACGCGATCGCAGCCGAGCGCGAGCTCGACGACGGCAGCATCCGCGTCGTCACCAAGGGCGGAAAGAAGTACACCCTCCCGGCCGACGAGGAAGCCGCCGCCGCCGCTGGCCCGCTCGAGCTGTTCGGGATCGACCCGGGGGCGAACCCGGCGGCACACCGGAACGTCACCAGCCTCAACAAGCGCGACTGATGCGTCCAAGGCTGACGCGGAGCCGACGTTGAACGTGCGCAGCCCGCTGTTCGAGCGGATCCGCACGGGCATCCCGCTCCGCGTCAGCGAATTCGCCAGGCTCGCGGGAGTGTCGCGCGCGTGGCTCTTCAAGCTGCACCAAGCCGGCACGCTCAAGTTCGACGGCCGCATCGGCAGCGGGCCGACCGCGCCTCGGCTGATCGCGTGCCATGAAGCCGCTCGCATCGCCCGTGAGCTCGGGCATCGACTGGAGGACTGATGGCGCTCGCCGACCTGCGTAAGTACGCAAAAAAGCACAAGCGCGATGGTGGCCCAAGGTGCTTGACGTGCGCGCTGCCACCCGAACTACTCGCCGAGATCCGCCAGGGCCGGACGGAAGGCATCTCGTTCCCGCTGCTCTCAGGCTACCTGCGCGCGAAAGGCCACGACGTACGGGCCAACACGTTGCAGAACCACTGGCAGGAACATGAGCAAAAGTAGCACGCTCAGCGACTACGCGGCGCAGCACGACGCGTCTCGCCAGGAGGCGCAGGGCCTGCGAGCGCGGCTCAAGCTCGTCACGACCGAGCGGGACAAGCTCCTTCGCCAGCTCGGGGTGATCGAGTCCATCGAGGGCGCGGACAAGCCGAAGGCGCCGACGTGGCTGTCGCCGAAGAACCCGGCGAAGGGCCACCGCGCGACGTTGTGCTTGCTGCTGACGGACACGCACTTCGACGAGATCGTGAACCCGGCCGAGATCCACGGGATCAACGCCTACAACCGCGAGATCGCCGAGATGCGTCTCGAGCGGCTGTTCCGCTCGACGGTGAAGCTGG